TATCTGTATATATTAGACATTTGGAAGAATTAAATATTGATATAAAATATGGTGATTTTATTGGATACCCTGAATCTGAAACAAGAACAAGATATTATCAAGTAACAAACGACGGTAAAGTAGTATCCGATAATAAACATAATATGTTTGGTTACAAACCATATTACAGAAACATAACTTGTGCACCAATACAAGACACAACATTTAGAGGAGTATAAAATGGGATATCCAAAAAGAAAAACAAATATTGAGGTTTACAAAAAAACCGAACTTACTGAAAGAAGACAGGAGTTATTGGATAAAATAATAAAATCCGATACTAATTTACCTGATTCAATCCTTCATGAAGATTTGGATAGAGGAATGTTAGATTATGTGAAAAAGAATTTAGTTATCGTGTCTGACGGTAAACAAATTCCCGTTATCAATAAGATATTAACCATACAAAGGTGGGCAGAATTTAGTAATAATTGGACTTTCTCAAATGAGGATGATAATGTTGAATTACCTTTTATTGCAACAATTAGAAAACCAGAGGTTTTACCAGGTTCAAATCCATCTGTTCAGAGAACAATACCCGACAGGTATCAAGTGTATTATGCTTCGGTACCCACATGGAATGGTAACACTTTAGGTGCCGACATATACACAATACCCCAACCAGTACCGGTTGACATTAGTTATGAGGTCACTATAGTTTGTAATAAAATTAGAGATTTGAATAAGTTTAATAAAATCATATTACAAAACTTTTCATCAAGACAAGACTATACCACTATAAAAGGACATTACATACCAATAGTTTTAGATAGTATAGAAGATAATACACCTATGGAAACTATGGATGGTCGTCGTTTTTATATGCAAAATTATAAATTCACATTATTAGGATTTTTAATCGATAGTGATGAATTCCAAGTTAAACCAGCAATTAATAGATTATTTACTATGTACGAATTTTTAAAAGAAAAAACAGGTAGAAAGAAATACGTTAACAAAGCAGTTAACATAACAACGGTTTCCTTTATCGCCGATGGTCTACAAACTGAATTTAGTGTAGGTGAAAGTATAGGTACACTTTTTAGTGTATCTGTTAATGGTTTAGCACAAATTAAAGGTGTTAATTATTACCACGTGGCTTACACATCAAAAATCTCTTTTGAGGTTGCTCCTTTGGCTAATTCTGTTATAACAATTCAATACTATAAAGGTAGAAATAGTGTTATTTTAGATAACACAGGTAAATTAATACAATACGACATGGTTACCTATACCTATGATGGTAGTTCATTAATTTTCGAAACATCACAATCAATCAACAGTGTGATTGCGGTAGAAATCAATGGTTTGGCGGAAGAAGAAGGTATTGGATATGAAATTACGGGTAGTAAAGAAATCACTTTACTTGGTGCACCTGCAATAGGTTCTAAAATTATGGTAAGTTACTTATACTAATCATCACCGTAAATGTCTTTCTTTTTTGGTTTACAGTACTCCTCAATCCATTTTTCTAAAAGTTTGTACATTTTCAAACCATTTTTATCACAATGATTTTTTAACATTTCATGGTGTTTAAGACTAATTTTTACGTTTTTTACAATCTTTTCATTACTCATAGATAAATAAATATCTTAAAAGATACTTTACTATCTTTTTACAAAAAACTTGGGAAATCTTTGATAAAAACAAAGATATTTATAGTATAACAATAAAAAATTAATTAACCAAACATTAATCAATGGCAAATTCAAACAGAGTATTCGTATCTCCCGGTGTATACACATCAGAGAAGGATTTGACTTTTGTTGCACAAAGTGTAGGTGTAACAACTTTAGGTTTAGTGGGTGAGACTTTTAAAGGTCCTGCATTTGAACCAATCCTAATCACAAGTTTTGATGAATTCAAAACATATTTTGGTGGTACTTCACCAGACAAAGATGGAGATGGAAATCCTAAATATGAATTAGGATACGTAGCAAAATCATATTTACAAGAATCAAATCAATTATTCGTAACAAGAATATTAGGTAAATCAGGTTATAAACCATACAAAACATTTGGAATAAAAACTTTAGGTGGTATGGTTATCACAGGAACATCAGCAACTTTTGTTTCTTCAGGTACAACTGATTCATCTACTTTATCAAGTGTAACAGGTGGTACTTATCATGCAGATTTTACAGGTAAAACCGCAACAACTGGTGATGATATAGAAACATTCATGGTTTCAAACTTCAGTGGTTATACAACAGGTAATACGGATAATTGGTTCGTTATCGGTGATGTACCAACATCTGCAACAAGTGGATTAACAGGTACACAAGTAACATCACCAATAGGTGCATACAATAACAAAAATTGGTTTAACACTTATAACAACGGTTCAAATGAAGTTTATTCATATTTGTTTGTATTCGATGGTACTGAATTTATTACTTCAAAATACGAATGGGGTTCTAAAGTAAATTCAGATCATGATGGTCAAATCGTTGCGGCCCTTAGATCAAGAGGTTCATATGTTCAAAATGTACTTGTACATAGAGTAACAGGTAATACAATGTCTGTTACATCTGTGGATGATATCACAGTAAATCCTTTAGGTGAATTCCAAATTGCAGTTACCGATATCGATGGTACAGGATTTACATTCAATTGTTCTTTAGACCTAACTTCTACAAAATACATTTCAAAAGTATTAGGTACAGAAGTCTTCGATAAAGACAAGTCACAATATCCATTATACGTTCACGAGGTTTATCCTAACTATCTTAAATCTGCTTATCAACAAGGATTAGTAAAAGGTTTAAGTTTAACTGAGGTATTTGCATTAGAAGGTGATAATTTCTTAGGTGAGTGGAACACACCTGGTTCACCAATGGTAGTATCTGAAGTTCGTGGTAATAAAGTAGACGATTTATTTGAAATTTTAACTATCTCTGATGGTGAAGATGCAAATAAAGAAATTAAGATTACAATTTCAAATATTAATTTGGACACTGGTGATTTCGATATTTTAATACGTGATTTCAATGACACTGACGATAACATGGTAGTATTAGAAAAATTCTCAAGATGTTCAATGAATCCAGATGTTTCAGGATACGTTGCAAGAAAAGTTGGTACGTCTGATGGAGAATATACATTGAATTCAAGATATATCATGTTAAACATGGCATCTAATGCACCATCAAATGCATTCCCTGCCGGATTTAAAGGTTTCACAAAATCAGGTTCAACTTTAGGTAGTGTACTATATAAGACAGAATTTTTTGATTCAGGTGAAACAATGTACTATAATGCAGATGGTTCACCAGTAACAAATACAGGTGGAGACAAGTATAAGAAAACAAGTTTAGGTTTATCTAATCAAACTGCTTACAAGTACGATGCTGATTTGTTTAAATGGAAAGGTTTATCAGCAGAAGCAGTTACATCTGGTTTCCATATGTCAACAAACGCATCTTCAATTACTGGAACTACATTTGTAACAACTCCATACGATTTAGAAGGTACGGATAAAGGTAAACTTAATAATATTAATTTCCGTAAATTCACGTTCGCCGTATGTGGTGGTAGAGACGGTTGGGACATTTATAGAAATGTTAGAACATATGGTGACGCATATGTATTCGGAAAACAAACTTATATCTCTGGTCATACAACCAACGGTGGTGTTTTCAGTGAAAGTGTTGGTAATTCCGATTACTACTCTTATTTAGCTGGTATTGAAACATTTGCAAATCCTGAGGCTGTTGATATTAACGTATTCGCAACACCAGGTATAAATTTCAATGACCATAGTTCTCTTACAAGTCAAGCAATTGATATAGTTGAAAATGAAAGAGCGGATTCAATTTATATAATGAACTCACCAGGTCCACTTTCTGAAACAACCGCTGAAGGTGTGGTAAATTCTTTAGATGATTTGGGTTACGATTCGAACTATTCAGCAACATATTGGCCTTGGATTCAGGTAAGAGATACTGATAATTCAACTCAGTTATATCTACCACCTACTTGTGAGGTTGTGAGAAACATAGCTTTAACAGATAATGTTTCATATCCTTGGTTCGCAGTTGCTGGTTATTCAAGAGGTTTAGTAAACGCAATCAAAGCATACAAGAAACTTACCCTTGATGAAAGAGATGAATTATATAAAAATAGAATCAACCCGATTGCTACATTCTCTGATACAGGTACAATAATTTGGGGTAACAAAACCCTTCAAGTTAGAGAATCGGCACTTGATAGAATTAACGTAAGAAGATTATTATTAAGAGCTAGAAAATTGATTTCAGCTGTTGCGGTTAGATTATTATTTGAACAAAATGATGACCAAGTAAGACAAGAATTCTTAAGATTGGTAAATCCAATACTTGAATCAATTAAAAAAGAAAGAGGTTTGTACGATTTCCGTGTAAGTGTATCAAATGACCCTGAAGATATCGATGCAAATACTTTAAGAGGTAAGATTTATATCAAACCTACTCGTTCTTTAGAATTTATTGATGTTGAATTTATAATTACACCAACAGGTGCATCTTTTGAAAATATCTAAAAAACAAAATAGAATAAAATAAGGGGTCCTTTTGGACCCCTTTTCTATTTATAGAGACACCCTAAGGGTGATTCAAAACACGTTCCACATGGAACCATATTTTATGAAAAACATAACTTCACAAAATACCCAGTATACTAGTATATTCTAGAACTAGTTATTTAATATTTATAGATAATTAATTTATTCTGGAACTAGATACTGGAGCCTGTAAAAAACTACGAAAAAAAAGTCATAAAGTCAAATAAAAATCAATAAAAAAATTATTTCCAATACTGATATATTTATAAGAAAGTAAATAACTAAAAACTTAACAAATACAACATGGCAGATTTACTAATGAAAATGCCGGTTCCATATGAACCGAAAAGAGTTAACCGATTTATCGTTCGTTTCCCATCATCATTGGGTATCAACGAATGGTACGTAACATCGGCCGCTAGACCAAGTGCAAAAATAAACGCAACTGAAATACCATTTTTAAATACATCAACCTATGTGGCTGGTAGATTTACTTGGGAAGAAATAAGAGTAACATTTAAAGACCCAATAGGTCCTTCAGCTTCACAAGCATTAATGGAATGGTTCCGTTTACATGCTGAATCTGTAACAGGTCGTATGGGATACGCTGCGGGTTATAAAAAAGACATAGAACTTGAAATGTTAGACCCAACAGGTGTTGTAGTTGAAAAATGGATTTTACAAGGTTGTTTTATTACAAACTTAAACTTCCAAGAATTAGATTATTCAAGAGATGATTTAGCATCAATCCAATGTTCATTAAGAATGGATAGATGTATTCAAGTTTACTAATATTTTTTACTATATTTTGAAACCCGGTATTTTACCGGGTTTTTTGTTTTTATAAAAACTTTACTTTCTCATAGTTATAGTATAAAATTATACTATGGAAAAATTTACAATAGACCCAACAATTGCATACGATGTTGTTGAATTACCTTCACAAGGTGTCGTTTATAAAAATGGTAAAAAAAGTTTAAGAGTTGCATATCTTACCGCATCAGATGAGAACATTCTAACTTCTCCAAATTTAATACAAAACGATACTGTTATTGAAGAACTATTGAAAAGAAAAATATTAGATAAAGATTTTGATGTTACTGAATTAATAAATGAAGACAAACAAGCTATTTTAATATTTTTAAGAAATACTGCTTTTGGTACAGAATATGAATTAGAAATATTAGACCCACAAACCAATAAACCATTTACAACAAAAGTTGATTTATCTGTATTGAAGGTAAAGGATTTCAAATTACAAGCAGATTCTAATGGTGAATATTCTTATTTTATGAAAAACGTAAAAAAGAATATAACTTTTAAGTTTTTAACAAATCAACAAGAAAAAGATTTAGAATTAATTAAAAATAGTAAATCAGATAATTTAGTTGTTCCAACAAATACAAAAAGATTGGAAATGATGATTAAATCAATAGATGGACAAAGAGACCAAATGATGATTTATCAGTTTATACAACAATTACCTATAAAAGATTCACAAGATTTTAAAAAATACGTTAACGAAAATAAGCCAGGTATTGATTTAACAATCGAAGTAAAAACCCCATCAGGAGAAATAGTCAAATCATACATTGACTTTGGGGTAGAATTTTTTCGTCCTTTCTACGGAATATAAAAGAATACAATTAGAGTCTATAATTTTTTTAGTACAAAAGGGGTTTTCATATTCTGACATATTAAGAATGCCCATACATGAAAGAAATCACATTATTACACTAATGGCGAAAAATAATGAATAAACTATTTATTTAGATAAGTTAATATATGCCAGGTGGTAATCCTTTTAATACAGATGGTTCGTTAAACAAAGGTTGGTGGGAAACATTTAGGAGAAATCCAAACGACCCGTCATTAGGTTTAGATAAACAAAAAACCAATAGTATTTTTGATAGATTAAATAGACAATCATCTACAACAAATTCAAGTGGAACAAATCCATTTGCGGGTGTATCCTCAGTTGCACAAAATGTGATAGGTCAGTCTGTAGACGCTGTTGGTGCGGCATATTACGATAGATTATCAGCAACAAGTGCCAGAATAAGTACGAGTACAATTGCGGGTGTTCTAAGTGCTGTTGGTACAAGTATCACTTCATTTAATCCATTAGCAATGGCTAACGGATTAGTTACTGCAGTTGGTGGATTGGTAAAACAAAGTGTTGGAAATCTAATGAAAATAGAGGACCAATTGATAGAAAGAGTAATGGGTGCGGGAGGTTTTGTGGGTGATATTGGAAAGGGAATGATGACCGAATTAAATGAAGCGATGATAACCGCTTCTGAATTAGGTATGAACGTGGATGATTTCATGGACGCAACCAAAGTAATGTTGGAGAGTTCAGGAAGGATGGCGATTTATAACAGACAAGCTATTACATCAGGTGTTGAAGCGTCTTTAGCATATACAAAATCAACAAAAACACTTCTTGAAAATACTGAAAAATTCAGAGACGTTGGTTACGGTTTACAAGATGCCGCAGAAGCTATAGATAGAATTGGTCAAAGGTCAATTGCACTTGGTTTAAATGCAAAAAACGTTAGTGACGGTTTAATTAAAAATATAGATAAATTAAATCAATTTGGTTTTCAAAATGGTATAGATGGTCTTAGTAAAATGGTCCAAGAAGCACAAGCGTTAAACTTTAACGTAGAGAATACATTTAAAGTGGCGAATGATTTATTTGACCCAGCTAAAGCTATTGAATTAACCGCGAATATGCAAGTATTAGGTGGTGCAATTGGAGATTTGAATAGTCCATTAAAATTAATGTACGACGCAACAAATAACGTTGAAGGTTTACAAACAAGTATATTGGGGGCGGCAAGAAGTTTAGCGACGTATAATGCGGAACAAGGAAGATTTGAAGTTTCAGGTGCCAATCTAAGAAGAGCAAAAGCAATGGCAGACGCTTTAGGTATATCAATGGGTGATTTAACAAGTGCGGCGGTAAAAGGTGCATCAAAAATGCAAGCATTGAATGAGTTAATGATGTTCCCTGGTTTAAGTCAAGACCAAAGAGAATTTATGTCTAATCTAGCAACTATGAAAGGTGGAACGATAGGATTTAGTATACCTGACGATGTTGCAGAAAAAATAGGTGTAGATAAATCAGAACTTAAAGACGGATTTATTGCTGCCGATAAATTATCACAAGAACAAGTAATACAATTAGGTGAATTACAGAAAAAAATAGCAAGTACATCGACACAAGAAGTTGCTAGACAACAATATAATGAAACAACAAAAATATTTAACGTTGTTTCCGCTATGTATTTGAGACAGTTAACCGATAGTGGAAAAACAGACGCCGCAAGAACAGGAAGAGCAATTACATCTGTCGGTGCTGAATTTTTACAAACATATGTAAAGGACGGTAGACTTCAAGACATGACATTACAACAAGCTGGTGAGATAACATCAAAAATGATGCAATCCAAGTTTGCGGGTGAAAATAAATCAAAAAGTGCTGAAGAACAAAAACAAAAAGACTTAGTTAAACCACCAACACCTGCTAAACAAGAAGTCGATGTAAAAGTCTCTTTTGGACCATCACCGGATGTAATGTCGGGAATGAGTAGAGAATTAGTAAAGAATCCATATATCGTAAATGAGTGGATATCTGATGTTAACCCAAGGTCATTTCAAAAAACTCAAAACTTAATTAGAAAGTAATTGAGAAATTCATTTAAATCTATTTATATTAAAACAAAATAATGCCAAGTTATTTAGACTTTGATTCAACAAAAAATTTTAGGGACCACATTTTAGGTAGAACATTAAAAAGACCAGGTGGACCTCAAGAATTTAGTTCAAACAACTATATTGAACAAAGTACAAGTGATTTCAATAATAAAAATCTTGGGGGTATTATTATAAATCAAGAGACACCAGGTGGTACTGTTAATTTATATAGTCCCGATGAATTTACTCTAATACAAGATACTAATACAGTAAGATTAAATGAGGTATTAGATTTATATCCGTATTTTGAACAAGGTAATCACACTTTGATTAGTATAATGTCAAACAATAGTTATGACACAGAATCAAAGTTATTTAGATTTGCGGCAAATAATATAAAAAACAATCCTGATGGACCTGTTCTATCAAGAATTAGTAGAAACATAGATAAGGCAACAAACGGAAGAGTAAGACTTTTAGATGCTCTTAATGGTAATACATCGACAGCAATCAATTTAATTACAGGTAGGGAACCATTAGTCGACCCAAATTTTCAAATTACAGTTGCTAAAACATTAGCTGGTAAAGCAATAGATTTTTTAGAAGTTGCTGCGGGTGTGACAACACCATTCAGTCAAATACCGGGTGATTATTTAAGTAATCCACAAAATCCTGTAAACTATAGACCTGAGAAAAAAACAGAAGTAGGTAAACTAATTCAAGATGTAACTGGTGCAATAGGTTCATTATTTGGTATACAAAGAAGACCAACAAGAGAAAGAAAACCATCAGATTTGATGATTGAATACATGGGACAAGGTCAAAAAAATAAATTATATGAAATGATTTCATATAATGCGTTTGGTCCCAATTATACAACAACAGCAAGATCACAAAACACATCTAAAGTTTTTAATTTTGTTGATAAGTTAGCACAAGGAGTTAAAAATATAGTTGGTGCAGAAGCACCTTCAAGTGAAGCATATATTGGTGATGATAGAGGTAATGATGTGAAATATGCTATGAGTGATTTTAATGATAGACAATATAGAAGTCCATATTATCTTTCATTGTTATTTGATGCAAAATCAGCTGAATTATGGAATAGTCCAAAGTATAATAAAAATTTAAGTGAAGGTGGTAATTTAGCGGGTAATTTAACATGGATACAAAATAAAGGTGGAGGTACATTAGGTAAAAATAATCCACAATATAGTTCAGAAAAAATAGAGGATACATTATCTAGAAATTTTGAATTTGAACAAAAAACTTTATTAGCGAAAACTCAAGAAATTCTATCAACAGGTGCTGGTGATAGAACACACGTTTCAAATGTTATTGACCAAACAACAAGGGTTTTCCAAGATGGTGATATAAAAATATCAAGAGGTTCGGCAATTAAGTATGTAAATAAATTTAATTCAGATGAATCTGGTGTAGAATATTGTAGAGTATGGACAAAAGATAGGTCATATAACAATTATGAAGATACTATGAAAAGAACTTCTAATATTAGAAAGTTTGATGGTAGTGTACTAGGTGGTAATAGTAGACCTTGGAATTTAAACATCGCACCGATGTCAAATGGTAGAAAATCATTTGATGATTCTACAAATATTGTAGAAAGAACAAGAGGAAGTAAAGATTTTTATGCGAAGAAATACATGTTCTCAATTGAAAACTTAGCATGGAAAACTTCCAATAAAGCAGGTTTTATGGTAACTGATTTACCTGCTTGTGAAAGAGGTCCTAATGGTGGTAGAGTTATGTGGTTTCCACCATATGATTTGAAAGTGACAGAACAAAATACAGCGAATTGGGATAAAAATTCATTTCTTGGAAGACCTGAACCAATATACACTTACTTAGATACAGAAAGAAATGGAACAGTATCTTTTAAAGTAATTGTTGACCACCCAAGTGTTTTAAACTTATTAGTGAGAGAACATTTTAAGGGAATGAGTGACGCGGAAGCCGACAATTATATAAACTCATTTTTTGCGGGTTGTGAAGAAATTGATTTTTATTCTTTAATAAACACATACACAACATTAGATAGGGACGATGTAAATCTTATAAAACAATATTTGAATTCAGGTTCATCAAAAGAAACAATTGAAAAATTCAAATATACTTCTGTTCCACAAACAGTTGAAAATCCAAAACCGGACCCTACAAAGGATGAAAATAATAATGGTGGTGATGTTAATTTCAAAACAACATTTTATTTTGAAAATGACTTTCCTAAAAAGAATGCATCTGATTTAAGTATTGCTTCTGAAACATTCGGTTCACTATATTCTGGTTATACAGGAAACAAACAAAAATATTTAGATAAACAAATTACAGATTTAATATCATTAACAGGTGCAACAGGACCTAAAAATTATGAAGACCAATTAACAATATTTAGTAAATCAGGTAATACACTTACCGAAGCAATTACTGGAGGAACTATTACAATTGCAAGTTTTACTGGACAAACTTATTCTGGTTTTACAAATTTTGAAAGTGGTTTTACAAAATACACACAAACATTAGAAAAATTAAGAAAAGACATTTCAGGTAAAACAACACAAGATGTTGAAATTTATTTATTTACTTCAACATCTGAAGTTGCAACAAATGAGTATAATTTTTATTTAGGTGTTAGAAGATTGAATAGTATGGTTAAAGATGTTTTAGAAAGAATCAAAAGTGATTTAGCTAAAACACCTGAATTTAAATGGTTTGAAAAAACATATTTAGAATCAAGAAAGAGAGATGGTTTAGTATTCAACAATGAAACAAGAAAAGATTTCACCTTTAAAGAATTAGGATATGAAAATGAAGGTGTTGTAAAAATATTTGTTGCAACACAAGGTGAAGATGTAGTACTAAGAGATGCCGGTGGACAATCAAATTTGGATTGTACAAAAGTTATTAATAATACAAGTTTAAAAGTTACATCACCTTCAGCTTTTTTCTGTAGACAAGGAAGTGTTAAAGTTACATATAAAAATACAGTACCAGGTGAACAGGTACCTGAAACATCTACTATTACAGTACCAAAAATTAAAGTTGATTTAGATAGTCAAACAGTTTCTAATGTTAGACCTAAACCATCGATAGATGTAATGAAGAGAATTATAATGAAAACATTATCAGAGTGTTTTTATTTTAAAAAATTAGAAGATACTGACCCAATTACATTTACATCTTTAAAAGAAAAATTAAAATATTTTCATCCTGCGTTTCACTCCATGACACCAGAAGGATTAAACGCAAGATTAACATTCCTTAATCAATGTCTGAGACCAGGTGATACAATACCTGTGAAAGGTGTATCAGATATTGCGGACTTGAATGCAAGAAATACGGCATTTGGTCCACCACCAATATGTGTTATGAGAATTGGTGATTTTTATCACTCAAAAATTATTATTAGAGACGTACAATTTACATATGAAGATTCAACATGGGATTTGAATCCCGAAGGAATTGGTATACAACCAATGTTAGTTAATGTAACTATGCAAGTTGTATTTTTAGGTGGACATGGTTTGGAAAAACCTGTAGAAAAATTACAAAATGCACTTTCATCAAATTTTTATGCTAATACTGAAATGTACGATGAAAGGTCAATATCGACCGCCACAACAATTGGTGGGAAAAAAGCTGAGGATTTCACAAAAGAATTTTTAGAAACACTATCAAAAAAACCTGAATATCAATTAATAAACGATTTACAAAACCCAAATCAAAGTGTAATTCAAGGTCAATATATTGGTACAAAATCATCCAATAAATTAAGTTATACTGCGTTAGTTAATTCATTTTATACTGCGGGAATATCTTATTATAATGCTTATGTTACTGCATATAATAGTATTGTAAAAAAGTATGGTAACAAACTTAGTAATTTATTATTGAATCAAACATATAGAAGTGTATCAGGAATTTCTATTAATCAGTCTGTAGGTACACCGACAGACCCACCTGAAAACTCAACTAGTAAAATTACATTTGGTATTTTTGGTCAATATCCAAAAAATAGAGATTTAGCGACTCTTGTAAAGGGTGTTAGAGATATAATGGAATCATCAATTAATTTAACAAGTTTAACAGATTTTGTTTTTGATTTATACCAAATATCCGACACAAGATATCAATTATCTGAAGATTTAATAAAAGATTGGGTCAAATCTGAAACAACAACTTTTATAGAAAGTATTACAGAAAACACTTCATATAAAGAATTAGAAAATGCAAGAAATTCGATGATTAATATTATCGATAAATTGAACTTCTTAGTTCATTATCAATATGATGCACAAATATCAGGTGATACTTATGCAAAAATTAGTTTATCTGGATTTACTGGTAGTACTTTTTATAGTGAATATGATAAATTGGTAACTTATCTAAATGTAAATCATTCACAATTTAATTCAGATATGAATTATGATATTGCGGCAGTTACACAATTTACATCAAACGATATAAGTGATATATTATCATCATCAGTGTTTGTTGAAAAAAAGAATGATTTTATTGCTTTATATGCAAGAGAACCATTATTTACTGCTGATGATATTGCTTATATTTCTAATATGATGGATAATTTTGTAAAACCTGTTACAGGTAAAACATTCAACTTGGGAAATACACCAGCAAGAACAAACACTAAAGAAATAGAATATGTTACGGGTACAGAAGAAGAACTCACTGATGACGTACCAGGAACAGTTGTTAATAAGTTATTTATTGAAAAAAGTAATTTAGGAAGTACGTTAAATTATTATAAACCATGAGTAGACAATATTTTGATAGATACCAATATTTTGTAAAAGACGATGGATTTAGAATTATCCCTGGTATTGAATTGTCAATAAAGTCTACCGACAAGTATATTCAATACAAAAGAGGTAAAGATAGATTAGACCAAATTTCACAAGAATATTATGGTTCACCATTATTTGGGTGGTTAATATTACAAGCCAATCCATTGGTTGGAAGTATAGAGTTTTTAATACCGGACAATTCTTACTTGAGAATTCCATTTCCGTTGATTACCTCTTTACAAGATTATAAAACCGCCGTAGAATTGTATAACTTATATTATGGGGAACAATGATTTAAATGAGACTGAAAATATACTTATAAAGGTCGATAGTAATAATTTAATTTACATTGACCCTAATAGTGTTGTAAACAAAGACAACGAAATTGAGTCAAGAAGTGTAAGACCCGAAAATTTAGTTATATACGTCAATTTAGAAGCCGATATCATACCAAGAACAATTTTGACCGCATCAGGTGAAAAAACGGGAGGTGGTAGATTACAATCCATAGCAAAAGGAACATTAAATTTTTTAAGTAATAACGGTAAAGATTTTGACACTACTTGGACCGATGCTTTTAATCCAATAAATTCTACAACATTAGAAGCTGTTAATATTGCCTCTCAAGCAATTACAGGAGTTAATCCTGGTTTCAAACAAAACAAAAACGATGTAACAGGACAATCATTTGGTATTGAGAGTATTAATATAAACATTAAAGGTTGGGGTATCCCAACAATAACAATAAATTTTACTGATGTTAGAGGTAAGACATTGTTTGAATCACCTAAAGATTCACCGTATCGTGCTTTCTTTCATTTACCTTGGCCAATATTTTATTTAACAGTAAAAGGATATTATGGTAAAGCTATAAGATATAGATTACACATGTCGAGTTTTACATCAAAATTTAACGAGTCTAATGGTAATTTTGATATCACAACCACTTTTATAGGTTCAACATATGCACATTTAGCGGACATACCAATTAATGCGGTACTTAATTCTGCATATATGTTTGGTATTGAAAAAGAACAGTCAGTTTCACAAAATGGAAAGGAAAAAGTGATAACAAAGAAAATATCAAAATCCTCTAAAGGTTATTCAATTTTATCAAGTGTGTACGATGAATATAAAACAAAAGGACTAATTGATAAAAATTTTCCAGTTAAAACACTTAGAGAAGTAATTACAATTGCTAAAACATTAGATAAAATTTTAGAGAAACAAATTTTTGATCAGGTTGTAAATCCTAAAATCTTTCAAGGTATAAAAGATTTAGAAAAAGATATACAAGATTTTAAAAATTCAGTTAAGGCTTGGAGTCAAAAACATTTGAGTAACGAACAAACCACAATAAATGGTGTAAACTATCAATTCTTAGCACCACAAGAAAAGAATCAACTTACAAATGTTACTGGCGGAGATAAAAATGCAACATTAGAAAATATATTAAAAAATTATCAAGCAACTTTAAAAAAATCTACATTATTTGCTGAAAAGTATATGAACAAAACCGGTGTAGATTTTAAAAAGGTAACCTTTAATGTTATTACAGAGGTTGATAAAATTGACAGATATTATACACAATATGAAGGAAAATATGTTGTAACATATGACACAATTGTTAAAACAATTAATAAGATTGAAAAAACATTTAATACTCAAAAAACAAAAATTCAAGACATTGTAGAGAAAAAAATGAATGAAATCATAAAAGACCCAAGTAAGGGTGGATTTGGTTTCGAACCTACAATAAGAAATATATTCGCGATAATTTTAGCAAATGCGGATGTGTATGTTAGACTAATGAAAGACATACATAATAGAGCTTTTGAGGTTGGTGATAAAAGAAGACAAATTTTAAGAGGTTATACTGACGAAACACCAAAACAAAACGCAATATATCCATGGCCTGAAATAAAGAAACAAACGGCGGATAGTACACAGAAAGTATTGTGTTATCCAGGTGACCCTGATTTATTTACATCACTTCAAAGTAATGATAAAACTTTATGGCCTGAGGTTGATTTTGTTGAGAATTATATTGAAATTGCAACAAAAAAATCTGATCCATTATCAAATAAAGAAGGTGCAGTTGAAAAAATAAATTATGTTTTCGATAACAATGAGTCTGAAAATAAAATAAAACCTATATCTGATTTATTGGATTTAAAAATAGGTATACCATATGTAAACAAATCAATTTCGTCTGTAATATATGAGATATATGAAAGAGCCGTAATATCATGTTATGAACCTTTTAATAATAAATCAATTAAAGAATTAGCAGACATTGAATTCGAAAATATTCAGAATTCATTTGAAGAAGACTATGATATAATTAATAGTTTGAAATTTATAACTGGTACAACAAAATTTAAATCATTTTTATATTCATATTCACCATACGAGAGACATCAATATTATGTTGAAAAGTTACCAACTACACAGTACATACAAAGTTTAGTTGATAAACCATTCGACATAGATTTATTTTATGGTGACAATGATAAATCTGATAAGTCAGGTGAATATGAAATGTTAAGTTTGGAATTAAAAAATTACAAACCAGACAATTATAGAAAAAATGTATATCCATATAATTCGAGTACATATCTTTCATATTTAAATAAAAAGAAATTTGAGTTCACAAATTTTGATGGTAATTTTTATATTAACACAAAAGATGGTTTTATAAACACAGTGATTGAACCCAATTCTTGGGTTAAAATTGGTTCTGGATTTACTGAAAATATGTTTACCAATAAATTAGAAATTGGTAATAATAATGTTAATATTTTAAACACACCCTATTTCCATAAACAACTTTTTACAGATTTCACTAAAACAAATGCATATGGAAAATATAGTGGTTCCGCATACCTTTTATTAAACTCTTTACCGTTTTATGAATTAAATGATTATATAAATTTTGGTGATGATTATCCAAGTATATTAGTCTCATCATTGTTCAAAGAAATATCGGCAACACATTATATTCCTTATCATTTAATATTAAAATGGGGTTCAATTTATCATAGATACAAAACAAAAATTTTAGAGGATAAAGACATATTAGACGCCTTTTTGACAACTGGCAATACAACAACAAGTATAAGTGGAAAAACATTTTTTGATTTAGGTTATACAGGTACAACGGGTACTACCTTCGATATATCCACAACAACAGGTATAACATACAATGATGAAAGAAATGTTGGTTTTTATCCTGTATATCAATCGGTATTTCATCAAATTATCAACGACTTTGGAATTTACGACATTAATATGGGTAATGCCGATTTTTCAGGTAGGACAAATGATGGACAATATAATGCAAGAAAAAGAAGAAAAAATGGTTTGAATTATTGGACATCTTATGTTGATAATTCTAAAACATCTATTGCTTCGGATTTTTATACCTTATTACCATGTGACGGTGCAAATGATGAAGATAATTTAGGTACTTTTACTGGTTTTACTGATAATGAACAAAGTAATTATAGAATTATATGGGATAAACCAGAATTATTTTCAGGTGTAACTTTTAGTGGACAAACATTCAATAGTCACAAAGAATATTTAAAATCAATCGTAACCGGTGTTACCGTGTTTTTACCAACAAGTGTAGTTTTACCAATTAGAGTAAATGATAATAAATTTACCTTAAATCAAAATTACAGAAAGGTAATTGATTTGATAGGTACATTTAGATATGACATATTAGATAAGTTTGAGGAATATTTTTTACAATTTGCATCTGAAAGAGAAAATGTTGAAATTGAATTTAAAACATTTCCTGATTATACAGACTCAACTAAAAAAGTACACAGTGTAAAATATCAAAATTTTCAAGATATTTTAACTGATATGGTTAAAATAAAAAAAGAAGCTAGTGACGGTACTGATACGTTAAATATTATAAATTCTATAATCACAAAACAAACAACCAATTTAAAAAATATTACAAAAGACATTTTATCATATGACAATCTGATAAAATTAAGATTATCAAATCCAAGAGAATTTGATTATAATAAATTTGAATCATTTGCCGGTATTAATACTGGTAACACAATAAATTATAACGATTATAATTTAATATCACAATCAGGTGAAACAAAATATATTGAGTTGTATATTGGTGAAGACATTGATGGTAACTATCTTAAATTTTTCTCAACAAATAATATTGAATTAAGTGAAACTAATATTTTAGATTTAAGACCTTTAATACAAATTTTTGCAGGTTGGTTAAAAGATAAAAAAGAAGTAACACCATCATATACACCAACCAAAAAAGATTTTCAAAAATATATAATAGATAATATATTAGTTAAAATTGAAAATAGAATAAATACTTTTACTGACCAACTTACATATAATTTCGCAAATAATTTAAAATCCAAAGACAATACAAATACTATAACAATTAATAAGGGTTATAATATGAACCCCGTAAAATTGGATTTGTATAAATTTTTCAAAACCTTTAATGATAAATGGTCATCAGGAAATTCAATAGGTCAAAGAGGATTTTTAGAAGATTTTTTATTTTTAGATAAAGCAAACAAAGACATAGGTAATATAGCATATCTAAGTTTAGATAAGTTAATATCTTTAGATGATACAAGAAATGATAGTATCGATTTATATAGTATGTTATCAAGTTTATTAACTGATAGTGGATTTGATATGAGACCAATGCCGGCTTATGTTAATTTTTATGGTACAAACTTTAATAGTAAAATTAAAACAACACCATCAAAAAAGGCTGCTAGAGATATTTTCGGTACATTCTTAGAAGTTGATTATCAAGAGTCATCACCAAAAGTTGTTTTACAATATATGGGAAATTTTTCAGCATATGCCGATATGTCTGACATTAGTGGAGATGATTTTCTATATAACGACGATAGTTTTAATGTTGGAGAATTAAATAAAAACCCATTAATTATAACATTACCAAATGCATTTGATGAAGATAATTTAGACAAATCTAATAAAGTTGTTGCCTTTGAAGTTAGTATAGGTGACCAAAATCAAGGAATTTTTAAAAGTATCCAAATTGACCAATCATCAATAAAAAATACCGCAGAATCTTTTCCTGTGTTAGAAAATATTGCACGTTCTGAATCAGGAGCCGCGGCATACGAAATAGACACAAGTTTATTTGGTGTGTACAGTAAAGTCTCTTATTTATGTGAAGTCACAATGATGGGAGACGTAATGATTCAACCAACTATGTATTTTTATTTAAAAAACATACCAATGTTTAAAGGTACATATTTGATTACGGAAGTTACACATAACATCAAAAATAATAAAATTACCACTTCTTTCAAAGGTGCAAGAATAGCTTCTAGTTCGTTACCAAATCCTAAAGATTCATTTGTAACAAGCTATAGAGTATTATTTGAAAAAATCACAAACAAAGCAATTGCACAAATCAAAAATGAAGAAGCGGCCGTAAACGCGAAATCAAATACTGAAAAATCTATTACAACGGATAAAGGAACATCAACTGTTGATATGGGTAATTCTGAAAAACAAATTTCACAAGAAAGACTTATATCCGAATCGGGTATAAATGGTTTTGGTTTACCATACAATGGATATAATAACGAAAAAGATATTCAATATGTTGAATATGACGGTGAAAAGTATTTTAGGGCAGTTGTTGCGACAATGGGTGGAAATAATTACAACATTAAGGATTCAATAGAAATGTCAATATTAAACGGGTCCACTGAAAAACCAATTAATAATCAAAATGTAGGATTCGGATACACAAATAAAATTACTTGGAAAGATATCAAAAATTCAAAAAATTATTTTTATTCATCTAAATTTGATATTAGAATGTATACATGTGATAATATATTAAAAGCAACAACTACATTTTTCAATCCAAAAAATAAAATAAAAGTTGAAATCCCACCAATAGATAATAACATAACGGTTAATAATGTGACGGGACCTATAAACATAGGACCATCAGTTAGTGGTTACGGAATGGGATTATCAGTTGAACTGATGAAAAAATTGGGTTTAAAAGACAATGATGTGGTTTATTTCCAATTTAAATAGAAATATTAACTATATATGGGATATTTATAAGTAAAATATTATGGATAATAATAAATTAAAAAACACGGTTGATCAATTCTTGAATCCAAAACAAGTTAGAAACTATTCTAACGACGGTATGGAAAGAGAAGAGTGTGATTTAGTAACAGGAGAATGTTACACAATTAGAGAAAAAGACGGTATAGTAGAAAGAATAAATAAAAAATACGTTACAAACGACGGTAGACAATTATTACAAGATTAAGCCATGTTAGAACAAAAATTACAAGAAGAATTGAATCGTTTTAGAGCCATTAACAAATATGGTAAAAAAATGATTATGGAACAAGATGTTCCACCAGTACCTG